TTGAGAAACAATGTAATATCCAGGTGAAGGATAACCAGCACTTGGATCACAAACATTATTTGGATCATTAAATACAATATCTCCAACCACAGGTATATTACCACTATTATTGAAAGACATTGAACTTGATCCAAACGCATCATTATTTGTTACGCATGCTTGAGTTAAATTTTGTTGAACAGGACTAAAATCAGCTTTATTACAAGCTGTAGTACAACTGCAACAAGCGTCAGCTGCCGATGTAGCACTGTAACAAAGCAATTGGTTTCCTATATCTCTTAGATCCCAAACTAAATACAAATATTGGTTTCCAATTGGTATATTGAAAGTTCCTCCACTAAGAGTACCTACTTCAGTAGCCTCATATGTAGTTGCGCCTACAGGAGTTGTTGGCGTAACATTAGCTGCTAAACCAAGTAAAGTGTTTATATCCGCTGTATTATTTTGATAAAGATTATTGCTTGATAATATTTTAAAATTATGAAGAGCTGGATCAAAATCAAAAGTGTCAGGTGGTATTTTTCTTGTTTTCAACCTAACCGAAGCGCCATCATAAGGGAATACTCCCTGCGATCTAAATCCGGTCTGAGCCTGATAGAATGAAGTTGGACCTACGCCATTAAGCTGTACAGAGTTTTGTTGGAATGGACTCACAAAACTTGGGTTAGACCAATCGTACTCTATATGTAATGTAGCACCAGCGCTTGTGTTACTATTAACAACTACCTGAACCACTGTTATTGGAACTTCAGGTGGGCATTGAGGTGTTATATTATAAGTAGCTGTAGATGTAGGTGTAACTGTTAAAGTAGCCTCATTAGGATTAACCAATGTCTTATTGAAAGAAATAGATCCTGATGTAGACGTGGTTGTACTTGCTACCACCGAACCATTCCATTCAACACTTATAGTTATTTGACCAGAAGTTATTGTGTAAGGTATGTTTACAGTACCTATAATACTTCCAAAATCTATAGAAGAAACCAATGGAACTGAAGACCCTTGTTGACTTAAAGTTTGACCACAAGGTAGTGGAACCGAAGGTGTTGGAACAGCATTGTTATTAGTGCTTAACACGTACTCATTCATATAAGGGTCATACGCTCCTAATTTTTGGGTAGTAAGCTGAGCATTAAATTGATCTCTAAAGAAAGATCGCATTCCTTGTTGAGATACCACAGTTAATTGTTCACCACGAGTACCACCTCTTAATTGAATAACAGCTCCTCTTTTCGTGTCTGTAAAATACGTTTGGTGTCCCCATTGAGCAAAACTCTCAGGATTAAAGCTTATACCATATTCTTCAATACGAGCTACTTGTGTACCTAAAACTTCAGGAACTGAAGCGATAGCACCACCTCCAGTAGAGTCAGTTACAACATTCTTTCCTGATAAAACATATGATATTCTGTCTTCTTGTAACACAAGTATATCTGTCTCACGAGAATGCATTTTCATTATAGGACCAAAGGTAGACTCTAAATCTTTATAGTTAACCAATCCAAGATTAAACTCATTTAGATTGTTACTATTAGCTGAGTCAATATATACACCACTATAAGTCATTGAAGCATATCTATCAGCCTCCACAAAGTCTTGATTAGATGGAGCTAAAACTCTGTTTCCAAGTTTAAACGACTTACCATCAATTCTGTCCTCTATTCTCATGCTTTCTACACCATTACCAAAAACATAACAGTTTTGAAAAGTTAGAACCGTTTCTAATGGCGTTACAGTTGTTTGACCTGTAGCATTTAAAACCTGGTCTATAGAACCTGGAGCTAAAGAATAAGAAGTTGTTGCAGGGCTAAATACTCTTCTTGCTGCATGGTACTTAATGCCACTTACAGGATGCTCTATAATGTCCATAAACTCAGAAGCATCGTAAAAAAGATTTGGGTCTGCAAGTTGAGGCTCTGTCTCAAAAGCAAAAACACCGGAAGAGTAGTTAACTTTAACTGTAAGTGTATTTGTAGCGTCTTCTCTCCAGTTGCTATTTAGCCACGTAGCAATCATTTCATCACATCGAGGATTACCAGATTGCCATCTTACACTTTGAGTTCCACCAGCGTCCACGTGCACATATATAATACCATTAAAACAGCTACTCGGTGGATTTGCAGAACCGTTCCCTCCTTGACCAGCATCTCCATAAAGAGCGGCATCAAAAGATATACCACTATAATCATCAACAGCACTGGCTGTTCCAATATTTACCATATTACCAAACTGTAATCCCAGTAAAGCTTGATGAATGTTATTGTAGTTTTGAGGGACTGAAATAAATCCACTTGACCATTCTAAATTATTATCATTACAAGCTCCGCCACCACCACCACGTGAAGTCTTAACTGTTATTGATATGCTGGATCCAGCTGTTATTGCTCCTGGCACATTAACACGAGGGTTAGAGGGCTCGTAAGCACAATCCCCCTCCTCGCCATTTACTCTTGTGTTTGTGGAATTTACATTAGGAGGTAGAGATTGATCTCTTGTCTCCCATCCACTGGCTTTAAGCCTGATATATGTGCCTGGAGGGTTTGCGCCATCTATCTGTCCAGCATACACAGCTTCTTTATCTAAAACCTCTGCTGTGGAATATGAAGGAACTGATCCTCCGGCATCTCTTTTAACTACAAGAGTGTCCCCAGCTGAAACTAAATTTTGAGAATCACCCTCTAACTTAAACCAAAAACTCTCATTATCTTGATTAAAAGGTTGTGTTCCAGATCCGCCTTGTTGTTGAAACACCAAAGCACTGTAAATCATATTGTAATCACCCTTACTTGGCTTAATTACAAACTTGTATTTTTCAGCCCAATAAGGAGCTACATTGTTAAGCTCAACCTTAATGCTGTTTTTCTTAGTAGAAGCAAACGCTGGTATAAAACAACTGTTTGTTTCAGAAGCTAAAACCGTAGATGATCTTCCAAAACCATCCATATATACTATCCCCACCTCATAATCTCTATGACTATGTAAACTACCTTGTGTCGAAGTTTCAGTGTAACCACCGCTACAACCAGCTATATTAAATGCAAAATAATCATACTGATTACTTACTTCTGTAGTTGGCTGAGGTATACCAGTATTTGGTGCTGGCAATAATAATGAATCATCAAAATAGTATTGAGCAGCTAAAGCTGTTAAGGTAAAGGTGTTACCAACAACAGTTAACCCAAATGGCTCATTAGCTCCTATACAAGCAAACCCAGGGTCATTAACATTAGGGAAATAACCAGCTGGAGGCCCAGCAGGAGGAGCCGCACAGGAAGCTGTAGTAGATGTGTTAACTAATATTTGTGTGCTTGGGTTAGCTGCTAAATTTCTATAATATGGTATACTATTATTAAACGCACCTGTTAAAGTAAAATCATTATCTAAAGGTGATAAAGGTCCCGGAGCAGCTACTGGATCCCAAAGGGGTTGAACTGGGTTTGTATATGGTAATATATTTTGAACGTTACCAGCATTTCCAATTGCCGCCTGAAATTCAGTGGAAGTAAGCATGTCATTAACTGTACCGTACTGCTGAGGGCATCCAAAGCTAAAGCTTATTACAAAGTCAGGTATAGGTGTTAAGTCTACAGCTGGACCAGGAAGGACTGGGCTGGCGTCTACGGTTAATACATTTTGCATTGGCAGGGAAAAACTAAAAACAGTTCCCGCTGCAATTGGTGTTGGTACCGATGACAAGTCAAACGTAACGTTTCCATTAGTAACTGTTACAGCTGAAGTTGGATCGATATTATTTGTTGAGGCAGAACCTGTTGGACCAGGGAGCGTCTCTCCACCAAAATTGTCTGTTCTGGTTTCAAGAGTGTAGTCCATGTTTATAGTAGCTCCTCCTTCTTCCTTAGTAACATCATATTGATCAACGTAGTTTCCATACATCAATCGATTACCTTGTATTGTTTGAGCTTTAGCTAACTTAGGAACATTGTCATATAATCTTAACAACTCATCCGAACCTAAAACTGTAAGTATCTGACTGTTAGAAAACTCATCTGAAGCAAACACAACATCATCAGCAATACCTAAAGCAGCCTTATTATATCTATTTAAAATATATATTTGATTGCTACCAGCTTCTTTATATAATATCTGAAACTCTTTTACCCTTTTAGATCCTGTATTAACATAGATTTTTAATTTTCTAAACCTGTTTAGCATACCCTCGTTTTTGAAGGTCTCAAAACTAAAAGCGAAATCTTTTGGCTCAAAAGAAGGGTTTGTGAATAATGAGGTAGCACTATATCCGCCATCCTCATATCTATACCTATAAGCAAAGCATAAAAACCTTTCTTCTATATAATTACTTTTTGTTGTTACGTTGTTAGGTATGTTAGGGTCTATGATCTCTGGAATCAATTCTATAAAAGGAGCTGAAAGAGGCTCTACAGGAGCAGTTGTTTCAAACCCTGGAGGCTTCACTATAACAGATATATCCTCTTCTACAAAACCATCAACAGGTGAAGGTAAATCGTAATTTCTTGTTACGTTTATATATCTTGGAGGGTTGAGGTCATCTGTAAAGAAAAGTAAATCATTAATCTTACTTACTCCAGTAATTAAATATTTTTTATCAAAATTTAGTGTAGTTCTGTTATTACCACTACCATCATCCTGGCTCACTACGTGATATGTTAAAGAACCTGTATTGGTATTGTATGATAAAACCATATCCGCTTTACCTGTTGGTGAGAATGGACAGTTTTCATTATGAACAAACCAATATATTGTTTCGTTTATACCATCTTCATATGCTCCAATACAGCGAGCGTTATTCATGCTTCCACCCTGATTAAGAAGCTGTATCGATGTTAAAGCTGTGTTTCCTTTTGAATTTTCTACAGCACCAATCTCAGTAGACTCTGTAGAACCCAATCTTACATTAAGAGCGTCTACATATTCTCCAACAGGAACTAAGCGTTCATCAACGCTTTTGTTCATTTTACCAGCGATGAAATTAGTTTGTATAAGCATATTACTTTATTATTTTAGCCTGTCCTCTTAAGTTCATCAACAATCTGCCAGGATGCATATTACTGATTCTTAGCTTCGCATTTCTTAAAAGAGATGACTTGTCTTTTCTCGCTCTGTTTATAACATACTCTTGAGCAGATATTCTATTGTTAAGTAGAGAGTATTTAATAGCAGCGTAAATGTATTCTTCAAACAATTTATTTACACTAACATCGGAATCATTTCCTTTCTCCATACCATCAGAAACATATTCTAAAACCACCAACTCACCCGATACTCCAGAACTGAAATTGATAACTCCTCCCTTTTTGTTAATGCTGAATGTCGGGTTGCTGTTGGCAGTCTCTGTGTTTAATCCAAATCGAGCACCAATCTCGTAGTCAAAATACCAACCCCCATCATAATAATAACCCATCGCACCGTTGTATGGACTACCCTCGTTTAGGTAAATACTCTTCTTTTGTTTAGTTATCCTGTCTATATCTAATTTAGAGTTATTTGGTTTTAATACATCTCCATATATATCAAACAAAACTCTACACTTGTGATCTTGTAAGTAAGCGTCACTCCAGTTAGTTTGTATGTTTTCAGTTAAAGGTCTAAGTAGACCATCTTTGTAACACGATATTCTCACCCAGTTTACATAGTCAGGAGGAAGAACAAATCTAAGTTGATCGCATACTTGTAGTTGAAGGATTTTTATTTCTTTCATTGCATCATAGTTCAACTCTTGTATTGCTCTTTTTGCAAAGAATAAAACTTGATACCTATTTATATTATTTATTAGTTCATTATTACCTTGAAACATCAACATGAAGTTGTTAACAATATCATCTAATGACACATATTGATAAGAACCCCAGTTCGCATCTGTAGGTACGTTTTGATTGTTTTCGTAATATTGATAATCTGTTATATATGACATAATTAACTTGTTTCTTGCGTGTTAACTCTTTCTTCCCCTAATCCAAATTCTACAACCTCAGCCTCTCTAATCTCTATACCAACATACTGACAAATCTTTGCAACCAAAGCAGGCTCGTCCGAAGCTGGTAGTTCAAAGTCTTGATAAGAAGTGTTTGACTGGTTAAATAAAGGTTCCCCTCCAGATAATGTAACAAATGTCCATTGAGGAGCTTTAGGATACCTTATGTATTGAACCTTCACATCAGCCCCCCCTGTATAAGTAGTAGAAGGCGTGTAAGGCGTAACTAATCCGTCCCAAAAATGAGGATAAACACTAACTTGATTTCCATCTAAAACATAACACGGATAATCTGGTTTAGGATATGTTAAGTTAGACATTAAAAGATTATGAATCTTTGCTTGAGTTACCCTTTCTACTTCAACTATTTTAGGACCATACAAAGCGTATTTCATACTTGCTAATCCAAGTGGATTAGGAAATATTTGACCATTTATTCCTAAAGTGTTGGCAGTTTGAACATTTGAAACTGTTCCTTGAAGACCTCGGTATCCCGTCTCTGGATATGGGGTAATTCCTGTTGGATCTAAGCTAACTACAATATCACCGGGCGGCTGAACACCTAAAGCAAAAAAATCAACACTATTGTCTACTAACAAGCTGCTACCCAGAAGAACATTTGAACTAACAGTTTTGAGTCGAGAGAAACGAAACATTTTGTTTATCAAATAATAATCCTCTGGCAAAACATATATGTTTGTACCAGATAATCCGCTTTGTCCAGGAGTAGAGCCAAAAGGTTCTAAAAAAGCTTGAACAGAAAACGTATCAATAACCTCTTCTAATCCTTTTATTATATCAGCATACCCTGTACCTGATGTACGACTATTTTCTCTATTGATCCAATTATTGTACGAATAAAAGTAATCCTCAAACATATCCATCTGAGCTTGCTTAGCATACAGGTTAAAGTCTTGAGGAGATATATATCCGTAGTTGTTCTTGTTGGCTATAGCCAGAACTGTATTTCTTACCGAGTTTATTAGTGACATAAAAAAAACTTTCTACAAAGATAACAAAAAAAAAGAGGCCCTAATTTTTAGAGCCTCCTTAATCGTCTTGTGTGTGTTTCTTATGCAGAATACTCTACTTCAATTTGCGCTACGCCAGTAACAACGTATGGAAGATTGTCAAGTACAAAGAATGGTTTAGTCCACGAAGTTACTAAAGCATTTTCAATAGCATCAACAACAGCGTTTGTTTGCTCTTTAGTTTTAGCAGCATCAGTTGCTGTAGTAGCAGTGATCTCAAAACCTAAAACTTCAGAAGCACCTGTAGCTCTATGACCTACTGAATTGTAAAGAATGTTTACTTTCGTGTTAGCTCCTGGTTCAACTCCAATTATGTTATTAAGTGGAATTAAGTGGCTTACACCATCAAAACTGAGTTTAAGAAATTTTACCATAATAAAAATTTAATGGGTTAATAAAAAGCAAAGATAGTTATTTATTTTATCTTTTTAATTAGCCCTTTATAAATATCAACACCTTCATCTGTCTTAAGATACGTAGCCACAACGTGGTATGGATCTTCTCCAAATGGTATAGTTAACATTTTGGTTTTGTTTCCAGGTAAGTTAAAGTAAACATCTTTTTTCTTGTTTCTAAAAGGAAGAAGTTTTTCTGTAAAGAACTGTCTAACTTCATCTTCAAACTCAAGATCTGGATCATTTACAACTTCTAAGAAAGTATAAGGATCTCTCTTAGCAAAAAGAAGTATATCTCTTTTAAGTTCAGAAGTGCTAAGAAGCTCTGATCTACCACCTAATAATACTCTTGCTACAGAAAGCATTTTATCAAACTCTAACTCCGAAGCTACAATCTGAGCATTCAACTCTTGCTCTAATACCTCTACATCTTCAGCGGCATCTCTTTCATTATTAACTTCTTCGTAAATAGAATCTCTTGACGGATGATAATATAGAAACTCTTGTAATACTTGATTGTTTTTTGGAACGTGTAACATCCCGTCTTCAAAAATTACAGGTTCTAATATGGCATTACCATCTTGCTCGTCTTCAAACGGACTCTTTTGGTTTCTTGCATAACGAAGAGCTCGGTTTGTTCCAGAGTCTTCATCAAAATATAGAAGGGGTTTTCTTTTGGTATTGTGAGAAGCCAGCATAAAGGTAAGTGGTGCTGCTTCTCTTTTTAGCCTGTATGTCTTATCGACATAAATCTTTTTATTTTTCATTTTATTATAATTAAATTAAAGTTAAAAAAAGAGGGAGGGGTTACCCCCTCCTCTCAATCATTTATTAAGCATCTTGGAAGATGAAGAAGTTGTTTGCACCTAAAGTACATACACATCTTTCACTCAAGAAGTTAACTTCCATCGCATCTAAAGAAGATGTTCTTGCTCCACCAGCAGAACCAGTGATCCAAGTTTTCATTCTTCTATCTTCAGTTTCAGAAGCTCTATATCTTACGTGTAAGAATGGACGCTTAGCGTTCTTACCTAAGATTTGGTCATAAACTGTAGTAGAACCAGCAGGAACCATAAGTCCGTTGATTGCACCAGCAGTTAAACCACCTCTCATTGTAGGATCGTTAAGGTATTTCCAGTCAGACTTGTAGAAGTCATAACCTCTTCTGAATCCAGTGAAACCTAAGTTTAGAGCCATGTCCTCATCGTTATCGAATAAACCATATGAAGTACCACCCGCTCCGTAAGAGTTTTGAGCAGCTAACATATCGTCAATATCGAAAGAGAACTGACGGTTAACAAAGATTACATTTTCTTCAATAGAACCTTGCTTATCTAATCTCTGAATTACAGCATCAAAGTCAGCTAATGCTACAGGGTTTCCACCACCGTATACATTACCTCTTTGCTGTACTGAGTAAAATACTCCTTCAGAACCAGCAGTACCAGCAGTACCAGCTACACCTAATGCAGCGATAGCACCTGAATTTACTTCAGCAGGAACAGCTTCGATCATAGCAGTCTCTAAGTAGTCCTCGAAACGAAGTCTTGTGTCGTGCTCAGACTTCATGTACCATAGGTAACCTGAAGCACCGTCTTCAGAAGTAATCTCGATCCATCCGATTTGAGCCATGTCAGAACCGTTAACAGCGTACTTATCTTTGATGATAATAGGCTTGTTGTCGAAGATGAAGTCATCAGATTCTAATGATTCAGACATACCATCAGTTCCTTTCTTGAACTCAGATCCGTAGATCCAGATAGTACATGCAACACCAGCACCCATTGTTTGACCACCAGCTTCGTAGTAAGCTACATCAATAGTACCAGCAGCATAATCTACATCAGTAATAACAGCTTTGTTAGTAAAGTTAGATCCAGCAGTATTATCTGAGATCATTACTGTTTGACCTATTCTTAGTGCTATACCACCTTGACCAGCAGTAGTAGTACCTCCACCTGGAATAACAGGAGTAAGGTTGTCATTGATTGTCCATGTAGCAGTGTCTTGTGCAGCAGCCGCAGCTGATGTACAATCTACATATTTAATGTGTAGTCTACCTTGCTCTGCCCATTTGATCATGTCAGAGTTAGTAGGCATTTCAGCTCCTACCATTCTTAAGAATGAAGAAACTGATCTATTACCATATCTTTCAAACTCTTTTTCATAAGTATCAGGAAGATACTGATTTAAAAAGTCAAAGTTGGTAATGTAATTTGACGAGGTTGGAACTCTTTCCGCAGATGGGATTAAGTTAAAACCTGGAGTTGGATTTACAGCCATCGTTTTAAATTTTTAATGTTAAACTTTTTTAATACTTTTTATCTTGAGGCCCTTTCCACTACTTGTGTCTCCGATAGCACGGATCTTAAGTCCGTTCTTATTCATAGACTGAGGGGCTTTGTGAACCATATCAATGTTTTTTGATTTTTTAGAAACATCATCAATAGCTTCCGCTTTACCTTGCTCATAGAAAAATTTAGCAAACCTTTCAGGATTCATAGCAATTGACATTGCTCTATGGTATCCTTGGGCGTCTTTCATCATTCCAGTGTCAGCATCTAAATAAGGTTGTATAAAATTATTTACATCCTTCTGCTTGTTGAATAATTCCTGACCGTCACCAGGTTTGTAGGTATATTGTTTGTCGTTGACAGTAAAATTAAAACCTTCAAAATCACTGCTAAAAACCTCTTGGCTTTTATCAACAAACCAGTCATACCTCTTTTTCATTTGCTCCTCACGAGTTTTGGAGTCCTCTACATAACTTTTGTAACGATTAAACTCTTCTCTTTGCTCCGGTGAACCAGCCTCCCCGCTTGACTCAAGAGGGATTCTAAATTGTTCTTGTTGCTCCTTGAAGAACTTTTTCGCTTTCGCAAGTTCTCGTTTGTGTGCTAACTTACGTTTTTTGATATCTCTTTCTTCATCGACATCTTCATCATAACCGAATCTGTCATCCATAAGATCTTGAATATCGATCTCATCTAAACCTTCTTCAGTCTGAGCGTAATAGTTAGCAATAACAGAATCAGCTTCCATTTCATCATAATCCTTTTGAAGGTTCATGTAATCCTGGATACCTCTTCCTGTTTCTTTTTTATATTTAAAGAACGCTGAAACATCTTCTGGTAATTCTTCATTTTCCTCTCTTTGAGTAAATAAATCTTCAACAGAATTTATTTCTTTGTTATATCTATTCTTGATATACTCAAGAACATCTTTATCTTCTAAACCACTTGATTGCTCTTGTGGCTCTTCTTTATTTTCTGTAGTAGTTTCAGTATTGCTACTTACCTCTACTTTATCAGTCTCCGGTGAAGACTCCTCAACATTTAAAGACTCCTCATGTTTATTAAGAAGCTCCTGTTCAACTTGTTGAGTTGATTTTTCTTCAACCGATTCCACAGATTTTACTGTGAACTTAGGTGTTTCGTTGTTTTCCATTTTATTAAATTTAATTTTTTACAAATTTACTACTTATTTATTTATTTTTTTTAGCCTTTCTTTCAGACTTCTTTTTAGCTCTATATGCTTTCATAGCTTCTCTTTTAGCTTTACCCTTTTTCCAAGATCCAGCCGCAAATCTTTCAGCCCTCTTCTTTTTTTTAAACTCATAAACCTCCCCGGAATCTAAAGCTTCTTTATAACTCTGTGGTTTAGCTTTTTCTTTTCCCTTGAAGGTTATAGAAGGATAAGCTCTGTAAACTTTTTTACCATCTACTTCGCCTGATCCATAAGTCATTTTTACAGTAGCATTTCTCCCTGACTTATTTCTTTCAAGA